CCAATCCATAAATGGATCATCAAATAATGATTGTGCTACGTCACAAGGTTTTAATCCTTCTGGAATTTGTGCTCTTTCCCAATTATTTGTATACTTAGCTAAACCCTCCCTTATTTCAACTCTCCTAAAAATATTTTTTACCAAACGATATCTATAGGACTGATCAGTTGTTACACCTTCAGCAACATATACATTTGGGAATCTTGAAAAATAAGACATTAGTAACCTACCCTGACATCTCCCTGATTGAGGAGTTTAACTTCTGTGAATTGTAAATTCAAAACTATTGCTGGTACTTGAATCATGTCACCAGTATATGATTTGAATGATGTATACTGATTATCTGGAGTATAGTTAACAGAAACACCAGAACATACAGTATCGGTCATTTTATAATGTAATCTTGTAGCTGGTTCATCATCATCATTAAATTCATTAGCATCTGGATTTATACGAACATAATCTAACTTATAATGATCGGGTAATTCAAAGAATCTATTAGATAAATTATCAATATCACCAAGAACATCTTTAAATTCCTTATTAGCATTTTCTTGAAGTGGATTTAGCGTTACATCTTCTGTTCCACTTCCATTTGCCTTATTTTGTTTCTGAGTTTTTGATGAAAATGTTCCCGCATTACCAAATACTGTTCCACCTGATCCGCTAACAACAGGATGAGCACCAACTTTTACATACTGGATTATATCATTAATCATTTTTGCTTCCTTAAAATTTCTTGCAAGCATTTTAATAGCAAAACTATGATTTCTAAAATTCATTTGTTGGAATAACTGCTCAGTATATGGGTTAAATACTTTTCCTGTGAGTAAACCTTGTAAAGAATTAGCATCTAACTGACCTTGAGTTCCAAAGAATCCAGAAATAGCATTAGCACCTTGAGCAACTGCAGATGCAGCAAATTCTGGTAAAATTGCTGCAGCAGCTTGTTGAAGTGATCCTGCTAAAGTTTCAAAACTATCGCTACCCAATGCTTTTAGTGCTGCAGCACCACCAACACCTAGATTTACTTGACGATATACTGGTTGATATTGTGCATTAATTCCTGGTGGTATAGCGATATAACATGAACTTCTATGAAAACTTCTTTCTGCAGTCGCTGTATTTGTTATAAAACCTGAGTTTGAACCATAAAAAGCACCAGTTCTACCACCACCAGCACTTCCAAACTTATACTTAGTTCTTTTTCTTTGTATTCTAAGGTAATCTGTAGCACCAGTAGAGCCAGTTGCATCGTCTCCAATGAAGTCTTCATTAGATGCAACGGGTGCTTTCAGAGGGTATCTCAAAGTTACGGGATATTCGTTGTTATCAGCAAATGCCATTTGAGCCTAAATTGCCTAAATATTATGTGGTCTTTATGTATTTATGCGTTATCAAGGAAAATATAGACCTTCCTTTCCTAGGAAGTACAAAGGTGACCCAAATAATGTCGTTTATAGGTCTTCATGGGAGTATAAATTTATGAAATGGTGTGATTTTACTCCTTCTATCCAAGAATGGGGTAGTGAAGAGATCATCATTCCATACATTTCTCCTGTTGATGGCAAAAGGCACAGATACTTTCCAGATTTTTATGTAAAAATCCAGAATCGTAAGTATTTAGTTGAGGTCAAACCATTTAGACAAACTATGGAACCTAAAACACAAAAAAGGATTACAAAACGCTATATTAATGAAGTTGTCACATGGAGTGTCAACAGAGCAAAGTGGAAAGCAGCAACAGAGTTTTGTAAAGACCAAAACTGGGAGTTTAAATTAATTACAGAAAAGGAACTTAAAGTCTAATGGCATTAACTCAAGGCAATCTACAGGCAGCACAATATCCTTCATATCAGGAATTTCTTGCATTTTCAAAGCAACAGGATAATCATCCTAGTTTTGGTAACTTATTTTCTGTTCACTTTGCAAGTCCAAGAGTTTTACAAAACACTGATAATATACAAGGAGGAAGTAAATCAAAGAATTTGATTTCAGAAACGGGTGATCTATCAAAACTCTTAAATTTTTACTGTCAGTCAGTCAACTTACCAAGTAAACAGGTAACTACTGGTGCTGTGACTAATGTTGGTTCTGCTACAAAGTACGCTACATCAGCAGCATATAGTCAGTTAAATATGACTTTTATCATGCCTCAATCTCAATATACCCGTGCATATTTTGAAAGATGGGTTAGTAGAATGGTTCCTGATTCAAATCAATATGTAGATTTCTTTGATAACTATGTTTGTCCTAGTATAAGAGTATATAAGTTTGAAAGAGGAAATGGTGACTTAGTTAATAATGATCCTGATATGATTACTGCATTGAGAGAATCTGGAACTCCTATATTGATTGCTAAAAAATACAGAATAACCTCTATAATTGATATTCGTAACGCTTTTCCATATAATATTGGATCTGTGCAGTTAAACAACGATGCTTCAAGAGCAATGACATTGACTGTTGGATTTTTATATGAGCGATATCGTGTTACTACAGCTCAAGAATTTACTGATGAAGGTAAATTCAAGCATCAAGGTAAGAATGCAGCAAGGTTTGCACAACCACTGCGTGTCAATTCTGGAATTCTCTTCCAGTAAGCACCTAAATAAAATTACTGAATTGAAATATAAATTTCATGGCATTACCAAAACTGAATGTACCAAAGTACAAATTAAAGTTACCTTCTGATGGTAGAACTGTTAACTTTAGACCTTTTCTAGTAAAAGAGGAAAAACTTCTTTTGATGGCAACTGAGTCTGGTGAACAGTCAGAATTAATTTCGGCAGTTACTGATATCATCAAAGCTTGCACAGATGTGCAAGATGTTGATAAACTACCGACTTTTGATATTGAATATCTATTCTTACAGATTAGAACTAAATCTGTTGGTGAAACTATCAAGTTGACAGTGACTTGCCCTGATGATGGCGAGACACCTGTTGAAGTATCAATCCCTCTTGACGAAATCAAAGTTGCTAAAACTAGAGGACATAAAAAGGATTTAAAAGTTTCTAGTGATGTAACTATCACTATGGGATATCCAAAACTTGATACTTTTGTTAGTATGAACTTCCAAGAAGGTGATTCACCTGGTATGGATCAAGTATTTGATATGGCAGCAAGTTGTTTAGAAACAATCTCTGATGCTGAACAAGTATATGACTGTTCTGATACACCTAAGAAAGAGATTTTAGATTTCTTTGATCAGATGGACACAAAACAGTTCACTATGATTCAAAATTTCTTTGAAACCATGCCTAAACTACAGCATAAACTCAAGGTTACAAATCCAAATACTAATGTAGAAAGTGAGGTCGTATTGGAGGGTTTAGCGAGTTTTTTCGCCTAGCACTCCTTCATCAAGACCTAAAGGGTTATTTTGAAAGCAACTTTGCTTTGATTCATCATCATAAATGGGATATGCAATACATTGACAATCTCATGCCTTGGGAAAAAGAGATATATGTTACTCTCTTAGTGAATTTCCTAAAAGAAGAAGAAAAACGAATGAAGGAGCAGCAAGCAAAAGGTGGCTAAAATACAAGTCTATAAGTTTGTTAATTATGGTGCAATCAGATCGACTGCTCCAACAGTTGTTGCAGCCAAACAATCTTTGCTTGCTACTAATAGATTAGGAAAAACTATACATTCCGTTGGTAAAGAAGTTGTAGATATTAATAAACTTACGTCTTTAAGACTAAAGACGATGGAGAAAGCTGATATTGCGGAGAGAAGAGCAAAAAGAAGACAAATGGATCAGGAGGCAGAGGAACTCCAAGAAAGTATAGCAGGTAAAAAGAATCTATCAGAGTATTTTAAAAAGAAAAGTAAACTTAGATATAAAAAATCAGATTTTGGTGCTGGCATCTCAAAGATGATGAAGGGTGCTTTTGGATGGGTACAACCTCTTTTAGGACCTTTTGTTTCACTGTTTACGAAACTTGGTGCAACTCTTTTCATGAAAGAGTTACTTGAGTGGGCAAGTGACGAATCAAATATTGAAGCAATGACTGTCTTTTTAGAGAAGACAGCATTTGTATTTGAAAAGATATATGGTTTTGGTGAATGGATTATTAAAGATAATCTGCTAGATGGTTTTGATCAACTATTTGGTAGTAACAGTTCTTTCCTTGGAAGAGTAGAAGGTTTTGGTAAAATGATGACAGGTATCATTGGGTTGAAATACCTGATGAATCCATTCAGTATTATTACTGACATTATATTTTTAGCAAATATTCTTGCTGCAACAAGATTTATTCCAGGTAAAGGTGCTTGTTTACCCAGAGGTAAAAATTTTAAACCTAATCTTAAAAATAATAAGGTAAACTTGAAAAGGACAATAAGCGGTGGGAGACAGATGAATCCTGGTCCTTTCAGTGGAGTAAGAGAGTGGTTTAGAAAATTTAGAACAACTGCAGGTAATAAAGTTACTCAAGGCACTACGACAGGTAAAAACCTTTTTGGAAGACTTTCAGATGGTGTAAAGAAAGCTGTTACACCAAACAAAGTTACCCAATCAGGTAGTGGTAATATTTTTACTAGATCACTTAATAATATAAAGAAAGCTTTTACAAAATCTAAGGTTACAAGTAATGTAACCCCAAATATAAAGGTCAAACCAAACAATATTATAAAACCAAACAATATTATAAAACCCAAAACTTTTAATGTAAAACCTAAAGCGGGTGGGGGACCACTGGGCATCCTGCTAGGGATTGCTCTTGATATAGGAATTCAAGCGGGATTTGGTTCTATAGAACAGAAAAAATT